TATTATAAAATAGATAGGCTAAATGAAAAACATCAGATTCAAATAGAACAGTGAATTATAAACCTATAATTGTAAATAAAAAAAAATATTATTTTTATAGAATAGAATGGGTTGATATTTATGGTTCTGCTGGACATAGTGATTATGATAGTTTAAGTAAAATGAAACCAGCAAATAAAGTTACTTATGCTTTTCTATTTAAAAAAGATAAAAAAAATATAAGGACTTTTAGTACATATGATCTAAATGAGGAAGAATTTTCAGATTGCAATGTATTTCCTGTAGGTGTAATAGTTTCATTAAAAAAAATTAATATATGAAAATTGAATTAGTTTCCTTAGATTCTTTAGTTCCATTTGTTAATAATCCAAGAAAAAGTTTAAATGTTGATAAAGTAGCATCTTCAATAAAAGAATTTGGATTTCAACAACCTATAGTAATCAATAAAGATAAAACTATTTTAGCTGGGCATACAAGATACTATGCATCAAAAAAATTAGAATTAAAACAAGTACCATGTGTTATCGCTGAATTAGATGATATTAGGCAAAAAGCATATAGAATAGCTGATAATAGAGTTGCTGAAGATAATAAATGGGATTTTCCTACTCTAAATTTAGAGATTGAAGCATTACAAGAAAATAATTTTAATATTGACATTTTAGGTTTTGAAATTGATGAATTAAAAAAATTTATGAATAATCCAGAAAATTTTGAACCTAATAGCAAAGATGATCAATCAAATTTAGATACAGAGACAGAAGGAGTTTGTTCTAAGTGTGGACAAGAATTGGAAAGATAAAGAATTATTTATAGATTATTGCGATCATAAAACATCTCAATATGCAGTTACTAAATGGCATTATTCAAAAATAGTTCCTGGTGGTCGTCTTGTTAGATTTGGAGTTTGGGAGAAAGGAAAATTTATAGGAACAATATTATATGGTTGTGGAGTTAATAAAGAAATAGGTAGATTTATAAATTTAAAAATGCATGAAATATCTGAATTAGTAAGAGTTGCTTTAGATAATCATAAAAATCCTGTATCTAAAATAGTCAGCTTCTCTATGAAAAAATTAAAAAAAGATTTTCCTAATATTCAAGCTTTAGTTTCATATGCTGATCCAGAACAAAGTCATAAAGGTACTATTTATCAAGCTATGAATTGGTATTATATAGGCGATACTGCACCTAATATTAAATATCGTAAAAATGGAAAATTTTACCACCCTAGAACTCTTGCCGATAGAGATAAATCAGAATATGAAAAAATTAGAACAAAACCTAAGTATAAATATTGTTATTTGTATAATAAGGATTTAATGAGTAGAATAAAAAGTTTGATTAGAAAATATCCTGCGTAGGCTTTAGAAAGGCTAGATGGTACCCCCATTTAGATAGATGGTGCGATTCCAATCCCTACGCTCCAAACTTGCAAAAGACACAAAAAGGACATAATAAGATAAAATGGCAAGACCAATTAAAAAAGTAGATACAGATGCTATACAGAAATTAGCACAAATGCACTGCACTTATGAAGAAATAGCACAATTTTTAGATGTTAGCACTAAGACATTACAAAGGAATTATGTCCACCTTATAAAAAAGGGACGAGAGATGGGCAAAATAAGTTTAAGACGAGCACAATTCGAGAAAGCTTTAAGTGGATCAGTCCCTATGCAAATCTGGTTAGGAAAACAACATTTAGATCAAAGAGATAAAATAGAACAAACTAATTTTAATGAACCATTACCATTAGTAATTGAAGCGAAAGCAGAAGATGTCAAAGAAAAAGGGTAATTTATTCGGTGCTACTGTTGAATATACTAAAACAAACAAAGGCACATCTATAGGTAGAAAACCAATAACATCTACTATGAATAAAAACAAAAGAAGACAAAAAGGTAAAGGTAAATATCGTGGACAAGGAAAATAAGATAATAGAACAATTAAGATGGGAATTAAATCTTGTAAAAAAACAAAGAGATGATTTGCTAAAAAAATTAAAAAAAATAAAGGATATTATAGATGCAGAAAAGACCTAATTTTTATAATGATGGAACTTTTATTCCATATCAAATGCCAAATGATTTTAGACAATCAAAAGGCAAAGAAGCATGTGGTAATTGTGGTTTGTATTCTAATAGGCGTTCTTTTTGCGGAAAATTTATTACAGTAGGTGTTAAAGATAATTATATTTGCAACCAATGGCGAAAACGATACTTTCAAAGATAACAGAAGAATTAAACGAATTAGCAATTCTTTATAAAAAAACTCAAGATAAAAAATACAAAGAGCAGTGGTATAAATTACTCGATAAATTAAAATATTTATGATATTAGCATTTTATGGCTCAATATCGTGGACGATCAGTAAAATTAAATAAACCCTTTAGAACACCAGGTCAAAGGAAGAAATTTGCTGTATATGTAAAAAGTCGTAGTACAGGTAATGTCAAGAAAGTTAGATTTGGCGACCCTACAATGAAGATCAAAAAAAATATACCAGCTAGGCAAAGATCATTTATGGCTCGAATGGGTGGAGTACTTAAAAGAGTTAGAGGGCAAAAAACTCTATCTCCAGCATACTGGAGTATTCAAGCATGGAAGAAAGGCTTTAAAGTATGATTGATAAATTCTTTTATAAGTTGTTTGGAATGGTAGATAATTTTATGAGCTATTTATTTGACAGATTTATTTCTGATGACCCTAAACTTAAAAAGAAAAAAAAGAAATAATTATGGGTAGGACAATGAACTATTACTTTACAGGAATGTTAATTTTAGGTTTTGTATTTCTTGCCTTGTGTGTAAAACCATTATGAAAATATCTGATAACACATCTGTGGCACTACCACTTAGAAACTTAATTGCAATCATAGGCACTGTTGCATTAGGTGTATGGGCATACTTTGGTGTTATAGAAAGAGTTAATAATTTAGAAACTAAAAACCAATTATTTGAACAAGATTTATTAGAAGCAAGTACGCAAAAACCCATAGACCAAGAACAATTTATGCTTATTGAAGATTTGTATAAAACAACTGAAAAGTTAGAAACTACTCAAGAACAAAATATGACTAACAAAGTTAATATTGAGTTTCTAAAAGATCAGGTTGAAAAGTTACAAAAAGATGTAGAAAAGCTAAAAGATAAACAAAGGGAATTTGCAAATGGAAACAGTCATTAGTACAGTTGTCGCTCTTTGTATGTTTGTTGCTGGAGAGCTAAAAGAACACAGAATCCAAGATAAAATGTCAGATTGTTTAAAAGGCAAAAGAGAAGCTGAAAGAGGTGCTAATAGTAATATTGAATATAAATGTGGAAAAGTAAAAGTTGAATTAGAAGAAAATATTGATGGCAGTAAGTCTATTAAAAAGATAGTATCTAATTAATGAAATTTATTTTAGCTTTTTCAATCTGTTCTGCAATTACTGGTTTCTGTAACAATACAATGACATTAGATAAAAAATTTAACAATTGGTCAGAATGTGTTATAGGTGGAAGTCAATTAACTATTGCATATGCAAAAAAAATGGAAGAAAAAGTAAATAAGAATAAATTATATATTACTTATTTCTGCAATGAAGATCACTCTCACAAAACCCCAGCATGAAGTTTCAATATCTGATAAAAGATTTAGAGTATTAGTTTCTGGTCGTAGGTTCGGTAAAACATATTTATGTATTACTGAAATGATGAAGTATGCATCTAAAGTAAAACAAAATATTTGGTATGTTGCACCTACATTTAAAATGGCTAGAGAAATCGTTTGGTCTAAATTAAAAGAAATACTTCACAGCTTTAATTGGGTAGATACAGTTAATGAATCTAATTTACAAATCATAATAAAGAAAACAGGAAGTAAAATATCATTAAAAGGTTGTGAGAACTATGATGCACTTCGTGGAACAGGATTAGACTTTTTAATTTTAGACGAATTTGCTGACATTGACGAAAAGGCTTGGACAGAAGTATTAAGAGCCTCGATTGCAGATACTAAAGGAGATGTACTAATGTGTGGTTCTCCTAAAGGTTTTGGTAATTGGGCTTATCGTATGTATCTTAAAGGCAAAGAAGATAAAGAATGGGATAGTTTTCAATTTACTACTTTACAAGGTGGAATGGTTACACAAGAAGAAATAGAACAAGCAAAACAAGATATAGATATTAGAACCTTTAGACAAGAGTTTGAAGGTACATTTGAAAATTACGCTGGTGCTGTTTATTATAATTTTCATGCTGTAGAAAATGTAAAAGAAAAAAAGATAGATTGGTCAAAACCATTACATATTGGATTAGACTTTAACGTGGATCCAATGAGTGCCTCTGTTGCACAAATAGATAAGGATATAGTTCATTTTGTTGACGAGATAGTTATTTATTCAAGTAATACTGATGAAATGGTAGAAGAAATAAGAAATAGATATGGATCAAAACAAAAGATATTTGTATATCCCGATCCAGCTTGTAGGCAAAGAAAGACATCAGCTGGTGGAAGAACAGATTTGACTATTCTTCAAAATGCTGGCTTTAATGTAAAATGTAAATTAAAACATAGTCCTATTAGAGATCGTATCAATGCAGTCAATTCGAGATTAAAATCTGCTGATGGTAAAAGATATATTTTTGTATCGCCATCTTGCAAAATTATGATAAAAGGGTTACAACGACAAATATACAAAGAAAACACAAATATTCCTGATAAGGAAGAAGGCTTTGATCATATGAATGATAGTATTGGATATTTAGTAGAAATAGTTAAACCACTAATAGCACAATCACAACCCTATAAACCAAGTAGATGGACACATAAATAATGGCATACGAAAGAGACGAAGCACTAGAAACTCATAAGGATTACAAAGAAAATGTAAATCTTTGGGAATATTATATTCGATCATTCAATGGTGGTTATGATTATATGGTCGGGCAATATTTAAACAGATATAACCTAGAACTAGACAACGAGTTTAATCAAAGATTAGCTAATACTCCATGTGATAATCATTGTAAAAATATTATTCAAATTTATTCTTCATTTTTATTTAGAGTAAAACCTAGCAGAGATTTTGGTGCTATGGCAGATGAACCTAGTTTAGAATCATTCTTAAAAGATACTGATCTTGATGGAAATAGTTTTGATTCAGTAATTAAACAAGCACAAAATTATGCATCTATTTATGGTCATTGTTTTATGATTTTAGATAAACCAAAAGTTGTTACAAATACTAGAGCAGAAGAATTACAACAAGATATTAGACCTTATCTTTCAATCGTTACTCCAGAAAATGTTTTAGACTGGAATTTTAAAAGAGAACTCAATGGAAAATATACTTTAGACTACTTGAAAATTAGAGAAGAAGTAGATCGTGATGGTGGAACTTATATGAGGGTTTGGTATCTTGATAGAGTAGATACTGTTTATATGCAAGATGATAGAACTGAACCTGTGGTAATAGATACTGCCGATAATCTGATTGGCAAAATTCCAGCAGTAATTTTATATAATGCAAAGTCACACAAACGAGGCATTGGTCAATCGGATTTAGTAGATATTGCTGATTTACAAAAATCTATTTATAACGAATTATCTGAAATAGAACAACTAATAAGATTAACAAATCACCCATCATTAGTTAAAACTCCTGGTGTTAATGCTTCTGCTGGTGCGGGTGCAATTATTGAAATGCCAGAAGAAATGGAACCAAATTTAAAACCATATTTATTACAACCATCTGGGCAGAATCTACAAGCTATTATGGATTCAATAAATTCTAAAGTTAATGCTATAAATAGAATTGCACATACAGGTGCTGTCAGAACAACTAAAACTCAAGTCTCATCTGGGATAGCCTTACAAACAGAATTTGAAATGTTAAATGCAAGATTATCAGAAAAGGCAGATAATTTACAAATAGCTGAAGAACAACTATTTAGATTATATGCACAATATCAAAATGCTACATTTGATGGAGAAATAAATTATCCAGATTCATTTAACATTAGAGATTATGCGGCTGACTTAGTTTATTATCAACAAGCAAAAGCTATGAATTTAGAATCTCCTACATATGCTAAAGAAGTTGATAAAGAAATAGCTAGAGCAGTTATAGATGATGATGAAAAATTAAATATGATCTTTGATGAAATAGATCAACAAAAAGAATTAGGTCAATTCACTCAAGATGAAGCACAAGCGCCAGATCAAGAAATAGAGGAAGAAGAAGTTTAATGAATGGCAGATTTAGTAGAAAACTTTGCGAATTATCGTATTAAAGCTATAGAGGTAGCTGAAGCAGAATACTACGAACAATTAATTACTACACTTGATAAAATAGAAAGAGAAGTTGTAAGTATTGCTGGAACTAAATTGCCGAAAGATAATCAAGGAAGATTATTTGAATTAAAATCAGCTATTGCAGTTCAACCTTTAATAAGACAAACTTTAGAAAAAGAATATCTAGCATGGTCAGATAGAGTTGTTAGAGAAGGCTATAATAAACAAGCAAAAAGAATAGAAAAGGCTTTTAAAGAAATAGGAAACATTCCTGTAGAATTTCAACAACTTACTGATTCAGATTTAATATTAATTCAAAATTTAAAACGACAATCATTTACACAATTCAAAGATATTTCAAATACATTTACAAGAACATTATCTCAAAAGGTATATCAATATACATTAATCAATGCTGATCCTGTAGATTTAGAAAAAGAATTAAGGCAAACTATTAATGGTATTTATGCAAGTGCAGATGATAAAGAAATCAATAGGCTAGTAAAAACAATAAAAGCTGACGATATTAGATTGAGAAAAATGGATAGACGAACAGCAACAGCTAAAGCATTAAGGCAGAAACTTGACAAAAATATAGCAATATTGCAGTCAAAATATGCTTCAGATAGGGCTGGAGAGAACATGAAAAGATATGCTGGACAATTATTAAATGATTCGTTAAGACAATTTGATGCACAATTAAATTTAGTAAAAAGTAAAGATGCTGGTTTAACTTATGTAAAATACTTTGGTAGTGTTATACCTACTACTAGAGATCACTGTGCGTCCATGAGGGCAGGCAGATTTGATAAAAGAAAAGGTGGACTATTTACGATTGATGAAGTTAAAAAACTATGGCAAAGAAATTGGAAAGGCAAACAAGCTGGCGATCCTCTTATTGTTCGTGGTGGATATAACTGTAGGCATCAATGGAGTTTTGTTAACCCAGATTGGTATGACAAAGCGGGCAATTTAATAATTGAATAAGGAGTAATATGTCAGAAGAAACAAAGGTAGTTGAACCTCAAAATCAACAAACTGAAACACAAACAGAAACCACTCAAACACCAGAAGTTGAAAAAGCTAAAGAGATGGTTTTTACTCAGCAACAATTAGATAATATAATTAAGTCAAGATTAGATGCTGAAAAAAA